ATACTTCATACCATTCGGCACATCAGTGATAATGTAGAACGCATCTGTATCAGTTAAGAAATTGTTAATTCTGTAACCTTGTGGGATCATACCCATAGACGCAAGTGCATTTACATCATTGTCTGCTGTTCCAGTTCTACCCTGAGATTTCATCAATCTTTCAGCTGTGAACTGTAACTCACTAGGAATAATCATTTTTATTCCTCTAGCAGCAACTTTAAGTCCTCTCTCATCAGTGAATGCATTAATATCAATTAATGATTGCTCTAATGAAGTCTCATTTAAGTCAGCTGCTGTTGTTAAAGTGTTTTTAACAGTCCCAGATATTGTTGGGTGAGCTGTGTTAAATAGCGTTACACCATCACCTGATTGGAATGATCCACCAGGTAATCCATTATTTAGGATGCCCGCTGCTTTAACTTGTTTAGTATTCGCCATAGATCTAGCTAATGCTTTTGTATATCTACTAGCAAGTCTGTCATACAAGTTATCCTCAATTGCTTCTTCAGTTATAGAGAAGGCAAGAGCTATAGTCTCGTGACTATATCTTGCAGTGTAAGTTTCTTGAGCATTGTCAAAAACAACTCCACTTCCTTCTGGTTTAACTTGAGCTTTTGCGAAACCTGATAACATAACTTCTTCTTCAAACGCTCTGTCTGAAGATTCAGTAGTGTATATCTCAGCATGCTGATTCTCATAACGCTTATACTCCAGGCCGAATAAGGCATTCAAACCTGGTTCTAGTTCTTTAACTAGTTGTCCTCTTGATATAGCCATATTATACTCCTGTTGTACCTTTTAATTGGTGCTCGTTAATCATAACGACCAAGTTAACATTTGCAGAACCTGCAGTATTGTTTTCTGGGTCTTTCGAGATACCAAGTACCCTCAATTGTGCAGTACCAGTTTTAAGATCTGAATGATCCAACTCTACTTTTGAAATAAAGTTTGGAGCAGATCCTGATCCGTACACAATATCGGCGTTTAGACCTACGTCTGCTGCTGCAGTCGCATCGTCTGATTGAACTTCGAACCTTTCATAAGGATCATCTGCTACAAAACCGACAATGTCAGTTGCTGTATTAGATGCCTTTAAATGGTTCGCAAATGTTGGTTTGCTTGTTGAAGCATCAGTAAAAAAGACACCATTAAGGGGTCCTAATAGAGCATCACTTGCTGCCGCTACACCAATAGTACCAGTAGATAAAATTTCTACTGGGTCGTTTTGGAATATCGCTGAAGCATTTGCCGCGATGCTGTATTCGGATAAACCTTGGTTGTCTCTATTCTGACCAACTTTTCCGATCGATCTTAGACCGAACGCGCTATCTTTATTAGCCATAGTTGTTGTCCTCCTTTAGACATTTTTAGTTTATCCTTTGATGGTTAAGAATTCTGT